TTCAAATACCTCTCAGTCAAGACTTCTTGCACACCCTCCATGATGTAGAGCATACATGGGAACGCCATTCCGTTTCCCCACATCTTGTACTCAGCCGAATCTTTGTGAGGAACAAGCGCACACCAATCTTTTTCAAAGCCTTGGAGAGAAGCACATTCGGTTGGCGTTAGTTTTCTGGCAAGGTAAACGACTTCTCCGTTTTCCGTTTCAGTAGGAACGAAAAGTGTCTGGTCGTTACTACAAGCCAGTGTTGCGCTCTTATCTTTCTGTATCAAAGCTCCCTTACCCCCCCCCTCACAACCTCCACGGATTTTCAGGGTATAGGGTATAAGCGCACATGGGAGATGATGGTGGTCAGCTCTTGCGGCAGCCAATGTCATAGTCACCCCCCCCGTGACGGTTTGATTATAGAAGTCAGCACCGATAGGTTCTAAAACCAATGTCTCAGTACCCCCCCCATAATTGCCGCCGCTTGCCTTTAGGGTGGTGGATTGCTCTGACGGTTGATACTCGTCATAAGAGGTCTGACCGTAACAGGGAACCAGTATTAGAGGGACATTCCCCCCCCCCCTGTGCCCATGCGTCCTGCGAGGGTTTGGACGATGTTATCTGAGCTGAGGGACACTCGCTTGTCTTGGGCGTGATTTTCGACTGCATAAACACAATCGTGTTCAGCAGGGCTTGTTTCAGGAGAGGGTCTAACGGCTTTCCCCGTTCTTCTGACCTTCTCAAAATTCCTTTGCAAGCCGTCACGCTCAAAAAGTATCTGTCCGGCACATTGTCCTCCAAGATCGAGGACAAGGAACACACGCTTGCGTCTTTGGGCGACTCCCCAAAATTGAGCGTCAAGTCCTCTCCAAGCGATAGAGGAATGATCTCCCACGATGAACCCTCGCTTCGGCCATTTTTGCCGTCCAGATCGGTCTTCCTCATATCGAGGAACGCTATCGTCTCCTTCACAGATTTGCCAGAGGGTTTCGAGGACTGTTCGGAAGTCTTCGCCCTGTGTCGAGCTAAAAGCTCCGTAAACATTTTCCCAAATTGCGATCTGCGGGTATCTCCCATTGGTCGCACACCTCATTTCTCTAATAATCCTGACCGCTTCAAGGAACAAGCTGGACTGCTCACCAGCAAGCCCTTTTCTATTCCCGGCAATGGACAGGTTTTGGCAAGGCGACCCAAAAGTGATAACATCGACAGGCTCTATCTTCCCGCCGTCCATCTTGGTAATATCTCCAAGATGTTTCATCTTCGGAAACCGAGACTGAGTGACAGCCATCGGAAAAGGCTCAATCTCACTCGCCCATGCTGGTATGATACCAACCGCAGAAGCGGCGAGTGGACAAGTCCCGCTGCCGTCAAACAGACTTCCTAATTTCACTTTGGCACCTCCTATTCAATGAATTTACAACCACACTTGCGGTAAGTGGCGCACCGTTTCTTGTAGCTGCGGACAAGGTACTGAATACCTTCGTCCACATAATCGTAGACCACAGGTTCGGCCTTTCCCTCAAAGGTTCGAGCAATACGCCCTATACTCTGAGTAATCACGGCGTAGTCCTTCTGCGGGGTTGCCAGATACAGACGGTCAAGCCGAGGAATGTCCAAACCCTCTTTTGCGAGAGAGTAGGTAGCAAACAGATACCGCTTGCGACCCTGCCGCATATCCTCAATGGCCTGTTCTCTCATAGCCTTAGCCTTTTTCGAGGTCATCTTTCCGTCCACCATAACGGCCTGATCTCTCAGGTCATGAGGAAGGTGTTTCATCAGGTATTCCAAATGGGACAGGCGGTCAGAGAGAATGAGGTTGTAGTGATTTCTGTTTTCAACCAGATCAGCCGCAATCAACTCATTGCGGTCATACCTGTCAGCGAGGAAATTGACCAGCTTCGCATAGATGATTGTTCCGTCCGTGTCCAAGAACTCCCGGCTCAATCCTTGGTGAGTGGGTCGAGGTAGAACACTCACGGTCATGACCTTCTCGGCAACGGCAGCGTCCGGCACCTGATAGGCTATCTGACCGAGAAGGGCATAGGTGGCGGCAATCATACCGTCAGCTCTATGAACCGTGGCAGACAGGCCATACTTGTGACGAGCCGCCAAACTGTTCAGCACCTTTGAGAACTGCGTGACAGAGGTTGGTGTCCCCGCTACCCTGTGACACTCGTCCACGATAATGCAGTCCCAAACATCACGGTATCGTCCGAGGTCGAGATTGCACATGGTCTGGACGGTGGCAAAAGTGATAGCCTTTCCAATCTGAACTCGCCCCTCAGTGATTGTTCCAGTCAGTGAAGGACTCATGTACTGTTCCGCTCGGTTCTTACTCTGTGAGAGCAAGTCCCGTGTGTGAGTCAGCCACAGGGTCTTACGACCCAAAGCCGCTGCCAGCGCAATTCCAACCTGAGTCTTACCGCTACCGGCGGGACTTTGAAGAATACCGTAGTAGGCTTTCAGCATGGCTTCCTTTGCGGCTTCTTGATAGTCATACAGCGGCACAGAACAGCCGAAATCGACTTTCTTTGGAGATGGTAGGTCATTGATAACCTCACACTCTCCCATGCTCAAAACGGTGTTCAGACAGCCGTAGGGAAGCACCAGAGTGTCCCCGTCCCATTGCATGAGATAGAGCTTTTGCGGAGTGTTACCGAGCCACAGGTGCATACGAACCTTTTTGGCATAATCCGGGTTGGCGAGTACCATGTTCTTCTTGCACCAGTCCAGCAGATCAGCCGTAGGTTCTTGAATACGAAGCTGATTTCCTACGGTCATTCGCATTGCTCCACCCACTCTCTGAGAGGAACGCCGAACTGTCTGATTTCGGAAGCGGAAAGAACCGTTTTCAAAAGAGACAGACTTTCCAGCTTAGAGAACGGAAGGAAGTAAACAGCCCCATTCGTCATACGCAGAGCAAACCAACCTTCTCCGTTTCCGGTTTCCCTCCAAAGGAACATTGCGGAAGACTGATTTTCCTCGATACGCTCCATCTTGAAAATGTCTTTGGCACAGTCCTTGCAGTCAATAGGGTAGCTCTTTCCATTCCGGGCAGCTATAATGTCGAAGGGCTGGCCTTGACTGTTCTGAGCGAGGTTATGCGCCCAAAAACCATACCCGGAAAGGCTCATACAAAGCTGCTTTTCAAATCCTGTTCCTACTCGGCGGTTATCATTGGTCATGTCACTCGACCTCCTACCATGTCCAGAAGGAGAGATTTGGCAGCGTTGAAGTACCCGGCTTCCGACAGACAGTGCTTGGCTTCTCGTTCAAGCTCTTTCGCTTTATCACGATAGGCCATGTACTCTTTGTACTTCGGGTCATTCCTGTTTCGGCATTGAAGCAATACCCTCTGAGAAAGCTCCATCGTTGCCTTGCTCATAGCTCTGTTCTCAGCCGCAGATTTGACCGCTCGATCTCTCCGCTCTTGGAAGTATTGAAGCAGCTCTTTGATCTCTGCGTCACCCCAAGCCGGGTCTGCCAACATCAGCTTGAAGACCTTTCGAGTCTTCTCCATAGTGGTAGGGAAGAACTTCTCAGGAATGAGTGCGTAATATCCGCTATCCCATGAAATCTTGATAATGTCTTTCACGGTTCCTCCTTTACAAATTAAAAATGTCTGATATAATCAGAGTGAGCTTTTGTGCTTGCCGCCTTTCGGTCTGCTACACCGAGGGCGGCTTTCTTCGTCTTCATCGAAGGTATAGGAGTAGTCAAACCCACCGGCAAGCCATGTGAACAGCCAAAAGGCGGCAAGGCCAGCGACCATGCGAATGACTCCCGTACCGAGGGGTATAATGTCCTGCTCCACAGAGCCAACGGTTCCAAGAAGGAACAGGAAGGACAGAATTGCGATTGTGCCGAATACCTTTTTCATGCCGTCACCTTTTTCCATTCGTACTTCTTGCCATAGCGGTTCTCGTACCATACCTCGAACTCCCGGCGGTTTTCTTCTTCCTTGAAGAAGTTTCGTACCCTCTGAGCGAGAAGCAGACTTGTGGCCTTGGCTTGTCCCTGCTTCTCCGCAACAAAGGCACTCATGTCACTGTCGCACCCCCGCTTCTGAAAACAGCTTCGTACCTATCCAGAATACGAAGGGACTCCGCTACGATCTCGTCAACCTTGTCCCCGTTCCGGGTGCCGTTCAGAATGGCACTCATGGTAGAGCGGTCTGTGACAATCCCACTCTTAGCCAACATATTGATAAGCCAAGTGGAAGTCAGGTTGTTCACTCGCAGACGGAAGCGAATGTTCTCTCGCTCGTTCAAAATCTCACCCCTTTCTGTGTGATATATGAACAATTATTCTTGACATCACATTTCGCCAATGATATACTTTAGGTGCGTCAAAAGAAAACCATTGGAGAACTCAACCACCGAAAGATACGATCTTTGGGGGTCGGTTTCTTGTTGTCAATTTTTCTTGTTCACACTTAGGAGTATATCCTACCTTCGTAGGATTGTCAATAGGAAATCCTAAAAAAGTAGGATAAAATTTTCAGGAGGGTGCCATGAACACAGACAGGATTAAACAACTTGCGAAAAAGCAGGGCAAAACAGTCACCTATATCTGCAAGCTCATTGACCGCCCTAAGTATTATCTGAACGATGTAGCAAAGGCGGCTGACAGAGAAATCCCGGAAAAAGACTTGCAGACCATTGCAATCAATCTGGAAACCACCGTGGCGTATTTACGGGGAGAAACCGATGATCCCGCATTTCATCTATCCTCTGTCGGTATGAACACCCTCCCGGTAGAAGAACAGGGTATGCGACCCGTCTATGGTACTGCGTCAGCAGGGTTGGGTATCATTGCCGAGCAACAGACCTTGGGCTATGAAAGAGTCAGCCCCGAACATGATACTGACGAGTATTTCTGGCTAATTGTCTCTGGTGACAGTATGTCCCCCGTTTTCACAGACAAAGACCTCGTTCTCGTTCAAAAAGACGCTCCCGTAGAAAGCGGCTCAATCATGGTCATCATCGTGGACGATGACGATGGGTTCATAAAGCAAGTCAGTGTTGCAGACGATACGATCACGCTTCACTCCTTTAACCCTGCATATCCTCCTATGGTGTTCGGCGGCTCTGAATTGTCCAGACTTCGTTTCATTGGTCGTGTTGTTGAACAGAAAAGGAAGTTTTAATGAAAAGAAAGAAATTCCCAATAGACCTCTCAATGCTGACAGAGGAAGAAATAGACCAGTTTCGAGAAGACTCCACCACTCTTTATGAGGGTGTTGTCGATGTATCCTTGTACCTTCGGTTTAGCTCTGAGCGGCAGAAAGAACAGTCCATTGAAGGACAGCTTCGAGACTGTATCTCATACTGCAAGAGAAAAGGCTACCGCATAGTAGCCATTTATGTTGACAGAGCTACCACGGCTCGAAAAGATGTAGAGAAACGAGTTTACTTCCAGCAAATGATTTCAGACAGCGTTCATCGTGAATGGCAGTATGTGATTGTCTGGAAGCTCGACAGATTTTCCAGAAACCGAGAAGACAGTGCTGTCTTCAAAATGCGGCTGCGGAAGAATGGGGTCAAGGTCGAGTCTGCCACCGAGAACATTTCTAAGAACCCGGAAGGTATTATTCTCGAAGCAGTCCTTGAAGGTATCGCAGAATACTATTCCGCTGACCTATCTCAGAAAATCACCCGTGGCATGAGAGAGTCCGCTTTGAAATGCCAATGTGTCGGAGGTCATATTCCTCTCGGATATAAGATTGAAGATCACAAATTGGTAGTTGACCCTGAGACAGCTCACATCGTTCAAGAAGCGTTCCAGCTCTATGCCAACGGAGAAACCGTGGCTGAGATTTGCCGTATGTTCAATGCGAAAGGCTATCGCACCGCAAAGGGAGTGGAATTCAACCGCAACAGTTTCAAGTCCATGTTTCGCAATGAACGATATATCGGAGTCTATACCTACCGAGATATTCGCATTGAAGACGGTGTTCCAGCCATCATCGACAAAGACCTGTTTGAAACGGTAAGCCGTAGGCTCTCCAAGAACGCAGAAGCCCCGGCAAGAGGGAAAGCCAAGGTAGACTACCTCCTGTCTGGAAAGCTGTTCTGCGGTCATTGTGGGGCTTCTATGAATGGGGAAAGCGGAACCAGTAAAACAGGTGCCATTCATAACTACTACACTTGCTATTCCCGGAAACGCAGAAAGGGTTGCGATAAGAAGCCGCTGAAAAAGGAATGGATTGAATTTATCGTGGCACAAGACGCTATGGAGCTGCTTACCGATGATGTGATTGAGGAAATGGCTGACATGGCAATCGCACAATCAGATCAGGATTTGAAAGAGAACACCCGTATTCCTGAGCTTACTGCAAGACAGAAAGAGGTTGAACAGTCCATATCGAACATTGCCAAGGCAATAGAAAAAGGTGTCGCTTCCGACACCCTGTTAGACCGGCTTACTCAGCTTGAAAAGGACAAGAAGGATATTGCCAAGCAGCTTGCCGAAGAAGAAAAATATATTTACCGTATAGACCGAGATCAGATTATTTTCTGGCTTGCCAAATTCAAAGATGGTGACATTGAGGACGAGGAATTTAGGCGGCATATCATTGACCTCATGGTAAATTCCGTGACGGTATGGGACGAACCTGACGGCTATCGTATCACTACCGCATATAACCTCACTTCCTGCAAAACCAATACTTTTCAGGCCACTTCAAACTCTGACCCCTCCTGTGGTGAGGGGTTCGGATTTGGAACGCCTGAGTCCACCATTGAAGGATAATCCGAACACCCTATTCTTTATAGGGACACTGTTCGGACAAACAACAAAACACCGAGTAGAGTAATAAGCTCTGCCCGGTGTTTTGTTGTTGGTGGGTAGAGCGGGTAGAGAAAAATCGCAATTTCCCATAAACTCTCTTATAGTAGCTCTCTTATAGACTACTTTATGAAAAACATAGATTTACTCTACTCACTCTACCCGTAAGGAGGAATATATACTCAACAGCCTGTCGGCTGAGTGAGCCGTTTAGGATTTTTTCAGTTCGAGAACAGCGGATTCAATCAGATTGTCGATAGAGTCAAGGTCAAGAGTGTAGCCCTTCTCTTTCAGGTAGTTCAGAACATAGGCTTTCTTCTCAGCCCCTCGACCCGTTCCGTTGTAAATCATCTCAGCAGCTTCGACAGCCACCTTGACCCAATTCTTGATTTTGGCGAACTTCTCTGCATCAACCTTAGCTTTCAGGTAAGGGATGAGGAAGGTGGTGATGACAGCCACAATCAGAGTGATAATGGCAGAAGCGATGTTGGTTAAATCAGTCATTTCAAATACCTCCTAAAAATTATCGGAAAAATGTTGTTCCTGCGGAGTGACCCTGTACTGCCGCATAAGTTTGATTCTGTTCTCGACTTTGGCTTTTGAGTAATAGAAGCCTGTCCCGGTTGCTACCTCGGCGGCTACTGACGGTATGAGGTAAGCAAGGGGTGTAAGGTCGAGAGTACGCCATATCATTATCATTGTGAAGATGATGACTACGGCGTTCATAACACCCGCAACAATGAGGATTTTCTTTGAGAACTCTTTCGGTTGCTTTCGTACTCTCCTCATACCGCCATCCCTCCTTACGCTTTGGTGAAAGTTCCCTTGTCAACCCATCCATAGACGGTAGCACCGCCGCCGATGATTCTGACAAGGTGGTAAGGGTGCTTGCCATTATAGGTCTGCGTGATTTTTGCCTTACCCGGTCGGCAGGACACCGCTCTGCTGCCATTGGAACTCGAATAATGGGTATTGCCGTTGAACATAACGGTATCGCCTACCTTCGGAGTCCAAGCCGTCTCAGGGGGCGTAGGAGCGGCGTTCACCACGGTAAGGTACTTTGTGTTGACCGGACTGCAAATGGCGTTCTTGCCGTCCTGAGACTTGTCGATGACGGCTCTATCGCCTACGACCTCACGGACAATCCAATTCTTCGCCTTGACCCATCCGGGAATAGGTTTACCGCCGTAGTAGACGGCATCAGAAGCGAGCTTCACAATGTTCCCGACCTTGACAGCACTCGGTTTTTCGGGGGTAGGCTCAGGCTTGACCTCGGTCGTTGTGCCGAGTTTGGCATTGACCTTTGCGGCAATGTCTCCGTGTCGCTCGTAGAGGTATGTACCGGGGCAAGATTTATTCGCATAGTCTCTGTGGACGGTCATGTTGCAACCGTCAAGATGATTCATGCGTTTATTCTTGTCGGTACTCCACACGAGCTTCTTGATACCGTTACGGCGGCAAATATCAGCCACAAGCTCGATGAGAGCATTGTAAGCCTTTTCGGTAACGGCATACGGCTCTTTGGTGTCAGAAGCTACCTCAATAGTGATTGCCCTTTGGTCGTTGGCGTTCGAGGAAGAACACCACGACCTGTTTTTCTCCTCTACATACAGACCGATAGAGCCGTCAAGCCCAACGCCGTAGTTGGAGGAAGCCTGTCGAGAGGTCGGCTGAAAAATCTCGCCGATTCTCTTTGCAGTACATTGACCTACCACACAATGAATGGTGATGGTGTCAATAGCGTGAATTCTTTGCCCGGAATGGTTAGGACTCAACAGAGTTACATTCACGAGCGGACTGTTTGTGTAAGCCATTGTTTTAATCCTCCTTCTTTACTGGTAAATTTAAGAACTTCTCATGAAGGTCATTCATAACGCCGTTTGCACCGAGAGAGTGATACTGCTTCCAACAGTTTTCAAAGTTCTCTCTTGCGTAAACAGGGGCGTACCCCTTTTCGTTATACTTGTTATAGTCGGCAATCATCTGACTGCGGAGCAGAGCTTGAATGCCGGATTTCAGAGCTACGGTGTCATCCTTATTTTTCTTGATGAGAGAGTGCAGGAACTTGAATATACCTGCAAGAATAGCGGGGACTCCGAACAAGCAGAGCCATTGATAAATTGTCATTCCGTAACCTCCTCCCATCCGTAGACCCCCGGCTCCCAAACATTGTTGTTCACGGTGGACTGCCAATGCTTATTGTTGTGAGAAACCTTGTCTCCCATAGAGTAGGCATCATGCGCCCCAATGGGCTGATACCATTCAGGGTATTCCTCCTGCGGGTTGCCGATTTGAGTCCACATGGAAGGAGTCTCAGACGGCTTTGTGTTTTGAGCGGTTGTGAGGACATCGTGAATGGAACGGTACAGGTTGCCGCCCTCAGATACGATAGCTCCCGCTTTACCCGTCCAATTTTCGTCCCACTCGATAAACAGCTTCGGGTGGTCGGTGATGACCGCTTCATCAAGTTCACCACTCTCGGCGAGCTTGACAAAGACGATGGATGAGATTTCTCTCTGCTCCTGTTCGGAGATTCCTGTTTTCTTGAAAACGCTGCTCATTCAAAGTTACCTCCAATCTGAGAAACATAACACGCACCCTCGCCCTCTCCACGGGTAACGACAACTTTGATGATGACACCCCAAGCTGCGCCTGTTTTGGTCGTGTTTTCAAACACATGAACGAGACCGCCCGTTACGGAAGTCGTAGCATCTTCCCAAGTGGGAGAAGCATCGAAACCGTTGTTGCAGACATACACCTTGAAGGTGGACTCTGCCGGGATGTTCCGAGTCACGGTAATTTTGATACGAGTCGGACGGGTGTCGGAACTGTACGGCTCTGTGTTCTGAATGGTGAAGCCGCTGACCGATTTCGTGAAGGTATAAGTCCTTGTGGTTGAGTTTCCGAAACTGTCGGTAGCCTTAATCTTCATCGTGTGAGAGCCGTTGCTCTGTTCAAGCCATGTCTCCCCAGTGACAGAAAAGGTGTTTGTTGCGCCGAGCGTTACCACATAAGAGCGGATGGTCTTGTTGTCGATGGTCTCCTCAACGGTAATGGAATCTCCGTCTGCATCGGAAACGGTGTAAGTCTGCGAGAAACCTGCCGTCTTTGTACCGAGGTTGCCGTCAGAGCCGGAGATGACAGGAGCTTGATTGTTGATGACCGTCCGGGATGCGCTTGTCTGATAATCACTCGTAGCACCCTGAGAGTCATAGGCGCATACACGATACTGAATGGTAGTCCAACCGTATGTAATGCTGTCGGCATAACTGCGATTCGCACCCTTATAGACCTGAGTCCAAGAGCCTGTCCCGACCTTTCTTTGCAGGATATAGCCGGAGAGGTTTCCGTCCGGGTCGGTCGATGCGCCCCAATCAATAGTTGCGCTCTTGCCGCCGTAGACAGAAGTAGGCACATTGATATAGGAAGGTTTCGTAGGAGCTTGATTCCACACGAAGGTATAGCATCCGTCAGCATCGGTGCTGTCAGATACCAAGAGAGAAGAGGAAAGATTCAAAGCGGGACGAACGCCAGAGTTACCACCGTAAGCAGAGCGGCTGCGCAAACTACCATCCGAGTAGACATACCGAGCGTAGTAGGCGTACGAGTAGTAAGGCGTTCTCAGCCACCAATACCAAGCGGTAGTCTTGCTCGAAGGTTTGGAACTCGAAGGGGTATTACTGAAACACTGCTGCGTAACATACCCGATACGAGCGGTATTGCTCGTGTAGTAACCCCACGCCGCACCTTCGGCGATACTGTTCTCATTCGAGAGACCGACTTCGGTTGTGGACGGCAGGAACACTTTGCGTACAACATCCTCATAAGAGCCGCCGTCTGTACTCGGCTTGACAACACGAATGGTTGTCGAGAGAATAGCGGCTTTTTCATCATCCGTAAAACCGTTTAGAAAACCGGGGCGAGTTGCGTACTGAGTACCGTAATCGCCTGTACCTGCCGTAGTATCGGGGGAATGGTCTGCGCTATGAGCTGCGCTATACCATGCGCCACCTGCGGCATCTTTGTTGAGCCATTGGTCGAGGTTGGAGACGGAATAGCGGTTGTTACCGTAATTCTGTCTATCGGAATTGCTGTTACTCGGCTCTTTGGCATCGAAACATCTCAGGTCAAGAATCTCAGCGGCGTGTAGTGTGATTGCGTTTGTGGGATATGCGGGAGTGCATTGATGGTTTTTGGCAACCACAGTCCACACAATCGACTGCGCCGTCTCTGAGTTTACCTGAAACTTACCGAACTTGACTTTCGCCCCGGTCGGCAGATTCGACAGTAATTGAGACATCTTTGTTATCCTCCTTGAATAGTGAATTGTATAACTCGTCCATCTCCCGAACGAGATGATGACAGTTACCTCGAAGAGCGTGGCCCTTCCATGATTGATAGGATTGATGTATGCTCTCCATTGTGATTAGCCCACGGTCGAGTAGCTTTCGGAACTTTTTGAGTTTCCGAGACATATTGCTTTTGCTTCTGCGGCGTATTTTCCATACCGTCTTACCCGTTTCAGTGAGATAAATATGGAAACCGAGAAAGTCAATACCGTTCTTCAAAGGGAATATCTGAGTCTTTTGATTCAGTTGCATCCCCATCGGAGCGAGGAACATCCCTATGTCCTTCAAGCATTGTTTCAGATACTCCTTGTCCTCGTGAATGAGGTAGAAGTCATCCATGTAACGACCGTAGTACTTGATACCCAACTTCTCTTTGATGAAATGGTCTAAGGGACTCAGGCACAAAACAGCGAGAAGCTGACTGCTTTGATTGCCTATCGGTATGCCGGGGTCTGCGGTAGAATCAATGATGTACCATAACAGCCACCTGACATCCTCTTCGGGTACATACGGCTCTAAAATCCTTTTCAGGTACTCGTGAGGAATACTGTAAAAGTACTTTCGGATGTCGCATTTCAACACCCATCCCTCCAAGCCGTGTTGTCGGTAGAACTTGTGCATAAAGCCGTCCAAGCGGTTTAGCCCGAAGTCTGTACCCTTACCGACCTGCGATGCGTAGTTGTCGTAAAGGAAGTTCTTTCTCAGCAGGATTTCGAGTACATTGTCGCATAGTGAATGCTGCACCACCTTGTCTCGAAAAGAGTTTGACATAACATCTCGTTCCTTCGGCTCATAAACCTTGAAAGTGTGATACTCTGAAAGCTCATAAGTCTTATCCTGTAATTCCCGGCTCAGACGGAGCAGATTCTCTAAGAGATTCACTTCAAACCGAGCCGTAGCGGGTTTCCACCGCTTACCTCTGCGAGCCAACTTAAACGCTTTGTGTAAGTTATCAAATCCGTAGATTCTCTCGTAATACATAAAAATTCCACGCCGTATATAGCTTGTGCGTTGGTAAGACCAAAGCCCTTGCATCGACATTCATGTGTTTATCTCCCTTGCGGAAGAAGGGATGCACCTTCCTTTGATGATGGGTCACTGTTTTCACCATAAGGGTTACTCAGACTCGATTATCCATCAAATCGGGACGAACGCCATTGTTACCATTGTAAGCATTGTTGTTGTTCAAACTACCATCCGAGTTGACATTCCGAGCGTTGTTGGCGTTCGAGTAGTTAGGCGTTCAAGCGACAAGGCACACCCCAATGTGCTTACCGTTGCTTATCCTTCTTGTGCCAAGCTAAGGTCATATTCTTTACATCGCTGATAAGCTGAGTCCAATAGACACAACTTCCGCTGCTGATATAGCTTTCCTCATACGCTTGCTCAACAAGAAACAGCAGATTCTTACAGGCGGTAACAGCTTCAAGCTGATACCTCAGCCGGAGACTCCGTTGCTCTTCGTCACTCAGCATATAGTCGTTTGCTGCGATGAGCTTTGTGACAATTTCCTTCGACAGCTCGTAGATGTCTTTCACCATCATAAAGCGTTCTTTCTTCGGAAAATGCTTGTCGGTCTTTATCATCAAACGGCTATGCTTGAATACATCCTTTGCTTTGGTGATGACATTCATTTCGGTCGGCTCTTTACGATGCGAAGTATTTACTGCCATCTTAACACTCGATTCTGCTTAGAGACTTGTTCCATACACCTGTGACGGCAATGCCCGTAAGGTCTCCGAAACTCATCATAAAAGGATTGCTTGTGATGTCATCGAAAACACGATTCATCAACCAAACGACTCTATCCTCAATGGGTTGAAGCAGAGCTTTGTTGATGTCCGTTCCTGTTTCCGTAATAGAATCGGGAGCAGGGGTGAGCATGATACGCCCGTCATCTAACTCCTCCATGTAAAAACAGTTGTCTCCGATAGCCACACGGTCTTTGATTTCTCTTGATACATACGCCATACGGCTTTCACCTCCTGATAGGTAGCATCCTCATCGTCCCGGACTTGAACATTCCGCTTTTTTGGAATCCATCAACCATCGAGTCGAGAAGCTGCTTGATTGCATATAGGTTTTTCTCAACGGCATTGATGTCCGAGAAGGTACTCATATCTTCGGGGACATCGGGAGCATCTGCCTGTTGATGATAAGCGGCAATGATGAGTCTGACATTGGAGAGAATGCGTTTGACATCTCGTGCCGTAGGCAGACCGCTTCGTTCCCACACCTTACAAGATGTTCCGGGGGGATACTGCAACTCATCAAGCCTGTCGCTGATATACTGAATATCTCCTTCAATACGGTTAATGTCCGTGAGATTGAAGCATCCTTTCAGTTCGTAAGTTTCGACCGGGTTGCCTGACAGCTTTGCATCAATCCATTTCTGAATCTGCTCCTGAGCGAAAGCAACATCTTCATCCGTCCTGTCATAAACAGGCTCAATCCATACTGCCATTAAACAACCCTCCCTTCGCCTGTTCCTCTGAAAGCACCTGTAAACGAGTACTTGACCGAGGTCATACGCACTGACTCAGTACCAAACTTGTTTTCAGCGGTGATGATGTCGGTAGCATCGAGCCGAGGGTCGGCTCTCCAACCATCCATCTTCATGATTTTTCGGTGACTCAGCCAAGCCTTGACCCATGCGCTTACTGTTGCTGCAACTGCGGTAGAGGTGATGAGTGGATTATCAACCGTCTGAGTTTCGCCGTTTTCCTGAGCATCGACAACATAATTGGAATCGGAGCTTTTGAGAAAGTCCCCGGCAACACGGATTGTCACTTCGCCGCTGCCTGTGATTTTGAGATGACAGGTGTTGGTGTAGTAGGTTGCGGAGACCAAAGTTCCTCCCGTGACTGTTGCCGCTGCGTTGACGGCACTCTGTGAATAGGTTACAACCACTTCCTTTGTACCGTTGACCGTCACTTTTCCACTGAATAATTCTTTCCCCGTCTCGTCTGCGAAGTAGTTGTAAACTTTCGTGCTGACCGCCATAAGCGGCTTTTGCAGCGAGATTTCCGGGCGGGACAGGAGATTGAAGTGCGTGAGAGCATAATCTTGTTCCGTTGTCGAGATAGGCTCGATATGCAGCACTCCCGCTCTGTCGCAATAGATGACACAACATCCTGCCTGAGCGATGTACTGCAAACATTCCGCTAAGGGTCTGAGCGGCAAAGGAGCGGTTGTCGTAATGGATTTCAGCGTATTACTTACGACCCATTTCTTACTGCCATCATCGTTGAGCGGGAGGTTTGCTTCGGTAAGAACGCCGATTGCAAGGTCGTAGAGACTTGCCCCGGTAGACTTGTAAAGTCCTTTGGTATAGGTCTTTTGCATGAACTCCAAGAGGTCTCGTGCCGTAAACCTTGCTTCGATACCATTCTGAGGAGCTTCCCATTCGGAGAGATAAAACACCCCGGCAGGTATGTACTCGATAGTACCGTCATTCAGTTTCAGCCCATACTTGACACGCATTTCCTGTCGCTCCATGAGGTACTTCGAGAGACCTGTCGTGTTGTTCGGGTCATAGATGTTGTTACTGTTGTCAATAGAAAAGCCCATCTTGTTTACAGGGGTGGTTGCGCCTATCGGGTTGATGTCCTGTTCATGCTCATACCCGGTGATGTCCGATTTGCCGTAGACCTTGTTGACTCCAACAAAAATCTCAGCGATTCTCGGTCGGTGATGAGGGAGACACCATTTGAGGATTTCAATGCGGATACTGTCGTAGGTCTCGATGTCGAACTCGACAACCGATTTGACAGAAGCATTGTCCTCGACCTTACACTCGGCAACCACGGTCGAGCCATTGTACGCCGTAACTTTGAATACTTCGGCATATTCGTTATAGGCGATACCCCATGTAATTGTGATACCGGGGATGATAGGCTCATGTACCTCTGTGAAGTCAATGTCCACGAAAGGTACTCGGTCAAAGCTGCCGTCCTCTTCGGAAAGTAGATTGCCGATATAGCCGTTGTCCCCATAATTTGATTCGGGGATAAACCTTCGGCTACCATCAAGTAGCCAAAGGTTTTCCTCTAATGTCCCGTAAGGTACGATTTTCTTATCGACCTCACTTACAATCTGCTCTGTGTCGGCGATGTAGATTGCACCATTGTCTTTGGAGGTTGCATCCGCAAGAGCATCCGGGTCGGCTATGTCAAAGGAGATTTCGACATAGCTTTCGTTGACAAGCTGCTGCTTCTGAACAGCTTTCCAAGCATCCGAAACATTTTGCATACTCACACCTCCACGAGAGAGAGCTTACACTCAGTCCAACCGAGGATGTCTCCGTTTTCCGGGTCTCGTCTCCACATTCCGGCACTTCTGTCGCTGACATACATTGTCTTTGTGACCCATCCTCCGGCACTTTGGTCGAAAAATGTAACCGTGTTGTAGAACTTGCCCCCGGCAGACTGCTTGAAGCACTTGTTGATTGCCGCCCATTGCTCAACGGTCAGATACCGCCAAGACATTTCGACTTTGGCAACATCGTCTCGAATGACAGACCCGATGACAACTCCTTCGAGGTTACGGGCAGAATCTACGAGTGTTGCCGTGTTGCCGGAGTAGGCAGACGGCTCTGGAAAGGGATAGCTCCCAACAGTAACTAATGCTCTAAATGCCATTGAGAACACCTCCCGGATAAATAGTTGCGCCACGCTCTCTCTGCCGCTTCTCCACGGCTGCGGTTATCTGTTTGCCATCGAGATATACCCGGACATCAAAGTTACCGCCGTTACCACCGTCAGAAGCTCTCATAGCGGCGAGGACACCTTGATAGATACCCTCTACGATTTGGTCGTTGTTTGCAACAGCGGTACGACCGCCGATGCTGCCGACCATTTCCGCACCTGCTTCACGAGCAATGAAAAGCTGACCGACTTCCGGGAAACCGCCCGATGCAAAGCCGAGCTTACTACCGACCCAAGAAGCTGCGCTTGAAACGGCGTTCGACACGGAACGTCCGATACTCGACAGGGTTTCCGATACTTTGCTGATAGCACTCTTAGCCGCAGATACCGCACTATCGAACAGACCTTTAACCGCACTTATGCCGGAAGAGACAATGCTCTTCATATTATCCACAAACCCCGTGATGGAGCTTACGGCGTTAGAGATATGCGATTTCAGATTGTCCCACACAGTACAAATGCTGCTCTTCATCGAGGAGAACGCCGTGACCGCCGTAGACTTGATGTTACCCCAAGTGGTCGAGAGAGTCGTTTTGAGACCGCCCCACACCGTGTTCGTATTGGTCTTGACATTGTTCCATACATTCGCAATGGATGTCTTGATATTGTTGAACACAGAGCTTGCGGTAGATTTTACCGAGTTCCAAGCCGTAGAAAGCGAGGACTTGATGTTGTTCCACTTTGTCGAGGTATCAGTACTGATATTCGACCACGCCGTAGAGATAGTGGATTTCAGGTTACTCCAAGTCGTACTTGCGAGTGTTTTGACATTCGTCCAAGTGGTCGAGAGCGAAGTTTTGATGTTCGTCCATGCGGTCGAGGTGTTTGTCTTGACATTATCCCACGCCGTAGAGATGGTGGTTTTCATGTTGTTCCAAACAGTACTTGCCGTAGACTTGATACCGTCCCAAGTGGTCGAGAGGAAGCTCTTGATGTTGCCCCACACCGTAGAAGCGGTACTCTTAATGGCGTTCCAAGCATCAGAGCAAACCTGTTTGATTCCCTCCAATTTCTCAGAGAAGAACTCGACAATGTTGTGCCAAGTATCGGCGATACCTTGCAGGAGACCGTCAATCAGGAAAGTACCGATTTCGGCAAATACCGTAGAGGGTGAATGAATACCGAACAGGTCTTTCACCCAATTCACCACGGGGTCTACCAAGTTTTCTTTCAGCCATGTACCCGCCGAGCGCATTGCATCTCCGATACCGTAGAAGAAACCTGCCACGCTGTCGAGACCAAAGCCCTCGAAGAGACCGCCTAAGATGTCTGCGATACCGCCCAACGCACCGACAATAATGCCCGGAAGTTGAACAACAAGCTCAACCACCAATGTGCCGATTTTGGCGAGGATTTCACCCCATTCAATGTTGGCGAGCATATTGCCGATACCCGCACAAATGTCTTGTACGACTTTGCCCCAATCGGTTTCACCGACCACTCCGAGCAACAGGTCAAGCAAGCCAACAACGGCATCACTGAGAAGCGTGCCGAGGTCTCCGAGCAGAGACATCCAATCAATCGACTCAATGGCATCCATAATCTGTGTACCGATTTTGTACCACTCGACATTACGGATTGCCTGAGACATACTCTCGAAGATTCCGAGAATAAGCTCTTGCGCCGTCTGAATAGCTTTTGTGAGGTCAATCTCCTCAAACCAACCGTTGATGAAGTCTGCGATTGCGAGACCGAACTTCGTCCAATCGAAGGTTGTTACAAAACCGTAGAGGGTATCTACGAGAATCGTCCACTTCTTCGCAAAGGTCTTTCCGACCAAGCCGAAGTCGATTTGCTCCATCATGTGATTGAGCGTGGTTGCGATACCCGCCCCGATTTTATCGAAGTTGATAGTGTCGAGGAAGTTATACAGTACCTCAAAAGCAGACTGAATACCGTAGCCCAACTTGTCTCCGATACCCGCAAAGTCTACTTTGTCGATAAGCTCGTTAACCTTATCTCCGAGGATTTTGCCAACACCCGCCCAATCGCCGTTTGCAATAGCTTCCTTGATTTGGTCTATCCATTTCGCAAAGTCGCTGTCAAGCTGCATTTCCTCAAACATAGAGCCGTAGTCCATACCACCCGCACCACCGCCACCTCCGCTGTCGGAGAGGACATTCAGTTCATCAAAACCTGCGGTAAGGCTTTTTGCGGCTTCCGCTGCGCCACCTGCGGCTTCGGCATACTCGGTTTGAGTCTTGACGGCTTTCGTCCAAGTACTCGCCCCAGAGAGTTTTGCGAACAACTGATTCAGCACATTGATGAGAGCCACGGCTTTATCAATTACATACTCGATTGCAGGAGCGAGAGCGTTAATGAGCGGAGCAACCATCGCACCGATAGAGTTTTTGAAGTACAGGAAGCTCGATGCAATCCTATCCATAGAGGAAGCAAGGTTGCCGCCGATAGCTTTACTGTACTGATATACATTGTTCGTTCCTTCCTTGAATGCGGTTGCAATCTGAGACAGAACGAAACGAATAGCCCGATACATAGCGACACGACCCATAGAGCGAATAAATCCGCTGAACTTCTTAGTCGCACCGCCTACTGCGCCTTTGAGCTTCCCACCGATGTAGCTGCCGAGCTTTTTCATTGCCCCGAACACACTTTTAGCTGCGCTGCCGAGCTTTTGAAAAACCGTCACAATACCCTTGAACGCACCGCCAATAACCTTTGCTACCCCGCCAAAGACAGTGGTTGCCCCGGTCTTGATAGAGGAAAAGATGTTGGCTGCAAACTCTTTGAGCTGCGACAGCTTGCTTTTCGTCTCCTCAACATCCACACTCGGAGCGATGGGAACAGTTTCGGTAGAAGTTTCGGGGGGAGTAATGGTAGAGGTCGGATTTGCGTTTGTGATTTCACCGACCTTATCGGCAATCTCAGAGATTTTCTCAGACCCCGCACCGAGGTTAGAAAAGTCAATCTTTGAGAGCTTTCTCAGTTCGGAAACAGCGGCACTCAGACCGGGATTACTCCCGGCATTTGCAAGGGATTCAACACCCTGTGCCATTTCCTTTAACTTCGAGATACCATCACTGTTCATGTTGGCAACAGCGTTACTCATCTCAGTCAGCTTTTGGAGGGAGTTCTTCAACTTCGTCAACCCACGCTGTGCATCGGTAGTCGAAGATTCAATTTCGATTTGTAAGGTGTCAATCGTGTTATCCACCGTCTACCTCCTTCCCGGCTCGAATAGCAAGCTGTGTATTGGTCTTTGCCGCCCACGCTGCCATTTTTGCCTTTGTTTTTTCGTATCTAAGGCGTTCTTGCCGTTCCTTCTTTTCTTTGACCTGCTTTTCGGTAACGGCATACGGCTCAGGAGAGTACGGAGTAGGCTTCGTGCCTTTCTTTGCAAAGGCTTGAAGGATAGGAGACACATCGCACAGAGCTTCGTAAAAATACATTCCCTGTAACCAAAGGTCTTGATTCCTTCGCCGCTGCTTCAACTCGTCAGCTCTTCGGTAACTCTCCGTCAATCGGCAATCTCCGTCCCAAAACTGTTCGGGGGTCATGCCGATAGCCAAGTAATATGGTAAGTGATTGTAGAACACCTCAGTATAAGAAAGGGCGGCAAACCCTTTCGATTCGCCGCCCCGGTGGGGTTGCGAGTCACTTACCAACTCGTTCCCCAAGTCAAGTTTCCCTCGGACTCCTCCGGCTCATCGACAAGTGCTTCGATAGGCTCGTTATACATCTCAGCGAGTCGCATTACCAAGTCCATCTTGTTTGTCATCTTCTCAAAAATACGGTCGATGACTTCACGCTTCACGAAACGATGGTGAGCGAGAAACGCTCCTGCAAAGAGAGCGGGAAGAGTGGTAAGAGGTTTGTCGGAAATATCCCCGATGTTAAACCCCTGTTTTTCAAGAGCTGCCACAGAAGCTCTCGTGTATTCGAGAGTATAATCCGTACCCTCGAAGGTAAAGTTGATAGTCTTAGCCATGATACATTCCTCCTTGTTTCACGGTCTTAGGCAGCAGCTACGGTGATGGGAGTGGAAGGAGCGATGGTGATAGTCATATCGACCACCTCATTCACGCCGCCGCCCACAACAAACACACTGAGCTTGCCCTTGAACTCGAACTTGCCCTCAGACCCGGTAGGCGTAACAACACCGTTCGACTCAGTACCGCCAAACCAAACAGCGAACTCCGTTTCGGTATCCTTCATAGCGGCGAGAGTAGCATAGTCATCCTTGTCGTAGTTGGCGGTAAACTCCAACGCTTCAAGAGACTGAATGCCGGGGATGTAGGTCTGCATACCATCCGAAAGGGTGGTGGTTTCGAGCATTTCGGGCGCACCGCCGAGGTCGGGGAAGTCTTTGATGTCAACGACCTTCGTGTAAGTGCTGCCGCTTGTGCCTTTCTTCATCAGAAAGACCTTATAAGTGGAAATAGCCATTACTTATTACCTCCTGTAAATTGTTTGATTGGTAGAGACGATAGCCGTATATCGAGTAACCATTCGATAAATAGTAGCATCGTCCATCGAAACAGGGTTTTTCATTGTGCGGGTAAACCCAAGACCCAATAGAATATCGTCAATGACGGCGATGATTTCCTTGCACTCGGTCTTTTTTCCACTCGTTTTGTTCGAGTAAACATTGACCTCATACATGAGATTAGCGTGATTCTCGTTTCTCCCGGAGTCCTGCGTTCGCTTGACCGTATAATTATCGGCTTCTACGATGCTGACACACGGAAAAGATGAAGGACTACGCACATCCTCACCATAGACATTGACCTTCGGGAACTGAGTACGAAGTTCGGTAGCGACCTTCGTAAAAATCTCGTTTTCCACATCAATCATTTACCGAACACCTCCTCAGCAATTTTTGTTATCTGCTCTCGCATTTTCTTAGCGGAATCATATAAAGCCCGGTTTGCCGGATTACCGTAGGTTTTGACCTCGCCTTGATGCTTGCCCTCGGTGATGACCTCGCCGTTTGTTCCGGGATTGCCTGAGTATCGCCACGAGTCGAGCTTACCTAAGTGATAGCCATACCCGCCACGAGTAAAACCAAAGTCTCCTGCTTTCGGGTGACTCTCGGCTGCGTAATGCACACCTGCGCCAAACTCAATGAAAGTGATGGATTTGCCCGTTGCGGAGATAGCCAACTTGTTTTTGTCTATCCAAACAGGGGTGTTATTCACTCGCACATCATTTGTGCCGTCATAGATTGCATTTGCAAACCGCACTGTTGCTTCTTCGATTCCGATTTCGGCAAGCCGTTCCATAAGGATATGGACTTTTTCATCCAATTCTTTTTGGTAGCTTTCGATTTCGGTAATCGCCTTGTGCAGCGTTCCGAGAGTACACTTGATTTTCTTCACGATACTTCCACCTTGCTTACCGCAAATGAGACCGTGTTGAGAGACCGAGCGACCTTCTTCACGATGTAGTCGTAAATCAGGTTTCCGTCCTTGTCATAGGCGGGAGAAGAGTCGATGCAAAGGACAGAGTGTTCATCGACCGGGCAGGTAACATCGTCTGTGATAATGACCTTATCATACAGAAGAGAGTTACCGAACTGCTCAACCTGAGCTTCGCCCGTAGCGGCTGACACATTGGCTTTCATCTCAACGGGAGATTCATAGACCACCTTGTATTCACCGCTGTCATTGCCGTACTCATCTTTGATAGCGACCTTTTCCTTAAAGAGTGCGTAGTAGAACTTTCGCTTATTTCGGCGTAAGCATCTCATTTCAGCACCCCCGCAAAAGGAAGTACTCTCGATAGCATCGACTCAGGCACATCGGCGTTTTCGTAGGAACGGTTGATACCATTTTCGCTATGGTAGGTCTCTCCCTCCGCACCACGCTTGTTGAGAAGATAGCAAGCAATTTCAACCTGATTGGTTGCGTACTTGTCCGGCACTATCTCAACATCATCCCGGTAGGGATAGGCTCTTTGAATAACCTTTCGACCCGCCAAAGAAAGATAGGCAAGCAACACGCTGTCTGCGGTCTCCTCGCCCTTTTCCTCATTCAAGAGGGATTTGAGCATCGTGAGTTTTTCTTCGTCAGTCCATACCATGTTGCTTGCCTCCTTTCATTTTTTACGCAATGGTGTACCAACCGCTGGTCTTCGGGTTATCGCCCGTTGCGGGAGTAACCGCAACATAGCCGTTGCCTACCTTCTTGTAGTAGGTAGTACCCGCAGTAACCGTAGTTTCGGTTGCGGCGGTAGCAGTACCCTTGAAGAGCTTGACAACCTTCGTCTCATTGGTGAGAGCCGCAAGGTAGTACTTACGAGAGAAGATACGATTCTCACGAGTGTTGGCATCACGCTCCTGCTCGATTTCAACGCCCTTCTTGTTGAAGAGAGTGACGGCTTCCTTCGTGCCCATGTAGATAGAGCCGGAAGTTGCATCCTTCTTCGTGTAGATGTTCACACCTGCCACAGTGCCGACATACCCGTTCTTTGCGAACGCTTCGACATACTGCAAGGTGTCTTTCAGTTCCTTACGGATGTCAGCGACATCGGCGGGAGACACGAAAGCAAAGATGGTAACATCTTCGAGGTTTTCGAGCGCAAGCACAGACTGAGCATCAGCGAAAATATCAAAGTTGAACTTCGTGCCGAGAACTACCTGAGTAGCCTTTACAAACTCCGCATAGATGTCAGCGTTCACGGTATTGAACAGGTCAGTACCCATGTGGCGAGTGCCAACAGGGACAAGCTGCGGGTCGGTCATAGCCTGTTCGTCATAATACTTGAATCTGTTCTGAGCGAGCAGAATCGTGTACTCCTTCGGGGTATAACCAACCTCGATGGACTTAGAGTTACCCGCACCGATTGCGAGCTTTTCAGTACCATCGGTAGCCTTATAGACATTGATTTTGCGAATCATGCCGGGAGTGCCGACAAGATTGTTGTCAACGGTGCAGAACTGCTGCAAGTCAAGATGAGACTTGTACTGGTCTTCTACCTCGTTAGACAGGTAAAAATTCGGATATACGGTATTAGCCATTATTCATTACCTCCATAAAGTTTTTTGTATTCTTCGGGATTCTTTTCGGAATACTCATAACGCTCCTGCGGAGACATTTTTCTCAGCTTGTCGAGAGTCATTGTGTCCCCGCCGTCTCCGGCAGGGGGAGCAGGTGTCTTTTTGAGCAAGTCCGCTTTCAGAGTTTTGTCGTGCGTTTCGAGGAACTTTTTCTGATTGGCAAACACCTTAGCGGTATCTCCACCAGCCAAAGCCTTAGCGGTAGCATCGGCAAGAGCTTCATCGTAACCGATAGCAAGGAACTGAGCCTTGTGTCCGGCAATGAGCTTTTCCTTTTCCATTGCTTCGACCTTTGCACGAAGAGTAGTAAGCTCTTCCTCGTTTGCCTGTTTCTTCTGTTCTTCCTCGGACAGAAGAGCGTTGTGCTTTTTACGCCACTCAGCAGCTTCGGAGTTTGCCTTAGAAGCGGCATTCTTGTATTTTTCCAACTCAGAAGAGTTGTCCTCATACTCGAACGCTTCAAGAGCTGCGAGCTTTTCCTCCGGGGTCATCTTGTCGTACCCTTCGATTTTGGTGATGTCGATTTTTGCCATATCAATTACCTCCTGCGTTTAACAAGGCTGTTCACTCAGCACTATTGTCTGTTTTACGGTCTTGTCTGACCCTTGCGTTTAGAGTTCACTCTCATATATCAAGCCTTTCGGCTGTTATATCAAAAAAGAACAGGGGCTACAAGCATTTTGCTCATAGCCCCTGTTGGCTGTTTCCCTCTACCCATTTGCAGAGGTCTTAATTTTCACTTTTCGTTGAATCTCGACTACCACGAGTCGGCTGTTTTCCCGCTTCAATTCAACTGAGTTGCCATGTTTGAGGATTCTTTGAATCTCCTCAATGACCTCAGCCGTAAACAGCTTCGAGTCAATTACTGCTGTTGCCATCAGTCTGTACCTCCCCAATATGGCAGTAGATAGCACCTGCACCCCAAGTGGGGTTTCGGCGGTACTTTTGCAATGTCGTAGATTTTACCGTCTCGCCTTCGACACTCGGTACAACGCCGTTCGTCCTTCATTGTTACCCATATTACTTTTTCGACATCGTTATCGAGATAGGCTTGTTCAACCGCCTTATCGGTAATGTCGATAGCGTACTGTGTAACCATGTTAGACCAATAACGAAGAGCCGTTTCAGTTTCTTTCGCACGATTGTCGCTTGCGAGAACACTCTCGGCAAACCGAGCGCACTTTCGTTCGATTTCGTGCATATACACATACTTCGTTACAGGGTTGTAGTCGTTCAACCATCCGAGCAACCAAGCGACAGAGATTGCATCTGCAAACTTGCCGCTTTGGTCTTTGTAGGCTCGTTTGGCTATTAAAAGGAGACCTTCTTCTGTTATCTTCTCCAACTCTTCGTAGAGAGATTTAGAGGACTGAATAACATTCAATTCGTCAAAGGAGGTAAGACCGTTGAACTGATTGAACAACCGAATGAACTTCTTCCGCATATAACGGATGACCTTATCGGTATATTCGTACATCGTTCACACCTCCTTGTCGAGGAAAGCGACAACATCGGAACGAGACAACTTAAAAGTTTCCCAACTTCCGTCCGACAAAAACAGGTGAAGAACAATCTCCCCGTTCTTGTCACAAGAGACGTCAATCGCTTTCAGCGTTGTCATCATTATCCTCGCTTTCGTCTGAGTCATCCTCGCCACCGTCATCTTTGTGAGCGGAGTCAGTTTCCAACTCTTTCAGAAGTTCGGCTTCACGCTCTTCGGCGTATTCCTTGCTTTCGGTATAAGCGAGTTCCGGGTCTACGAAAAGACCACAGTGTTCAAAAGCGAGTCGAGGATGGATTTTATTGTTCGAGAGCATCGTAGTAAGCACCTGCGCTTTTTCCTGAATGTTCTCGTAATTACGGCGAGTGAAGCGTATCTCGATTGCAGAGAGCTTCAAGTTCATATCTCGAAGAGTATTTGCAATGGAGATAACCAAACGCAGAAACTCCTTCTCGGACATCTTGAACATCAGCTCAGTGTCTTTTGCTCTCGCTTCGGCGGCAGACCAACCATCACGCATAATGACCGCCGACCCGGTATCGCTCGTAGAGCTGCCGCCGTTTCGGTTAGGCATACCGCAAATGGTAAGCACCGTCTGATACATATAATCGACAAGGGTCTGAGTCTGAGTTTGATTGAGTTCCTGAACGAGATACTTTGCATCTCCTTCGGGTGGAACTTTCAGACCGCCGTTTTCCTTCAAAGCCTTGAAGTCATCAGAATCAATGTCAACACCTTTGAGGAGAAGAATGGACTGAACAAACTGCTCAACACCGTCAAGACGGTTACTTCCGACCTCGTTGATTGCATCGAGGAGAGGAAGGACAATCTCAAACGCACCGAGCCGAGCGGTGTTCGCCGGGTACTCGATGATTGGGACACATCCGAGAGAGTGCGGCTCTGCTTTGAGAACTTTACCGTCTTTGATTTCAAAGTACATTGCATCGGTGTATACGCTATACACAATGCTGTTGTCCTGTTTGATAATGTACTTTACACCCATCTTGCGTTTGTTGCCGAGACCATTGTGATAGACCACAAAGGAATAGCGAGGGTCGAGAGTATAAATCTCGAAAGGGGCTTCGTCAACATCATCGTCAACGGCATCCGGGAGTACCATGCGAAAAGAAGTACCGCAAATGGTAAACCAATCGGCAAGCTCTTTGTCCTTCGCCGCCTTATCTTCGGCGAACACAAACTCGTTGAGCTGATTGATGGCTTCGGAATGCTCATCGCTTCCACCACGGCAAACATACTGAATCGGCTCACCCATGAGATAGCCGACCTTGAAAGACACAATTTCGTTTGCCCGGTTTTCAACCAACTTATTGTTGATTTCGGGACGAATGTCTTTCACTCTTTCAAGAATGGGCTGCTTGCCCTTGTAATAGTCGTAAAGGTACTGAATGTCATTCTTGTTGACATCGTGAGTTTCGAGAGCCTTATTCAGAACTTCCACGACATTACTTCTGTCGATAACATCCACATCGGTATAGATGACAGTCCTGCCTGTCAATGTACGAGTCATAGCCACTCAGCCCACCTCCTTCAAGTACCTATTCTTATACACATACCATTATAGCATATCTCCAATGCTTTGTCAAGTGGTTTTGTGTAAATAAACCATTGGAGAACAAGCAAATCAAAAAGTCCTTCGGAAAACCTCACAACGCCCCATCGGATTTCGTACCATGCTCACAGCCATTGTAAGACTATCGGGTGCATCATCGTTTTTGTTTTTACCGAGCATCTTATAAGAGAACACATTTTGCATAAAGAGGGAGTAGGCTTTATCCCGTTTTCCCGGCTCTCTAAAAATCATCATCTCTCGAATATCCGGGGCTTTATCGAAAATGCGCTGATACTTTGCCTTGTCGGTGGGAGCGGCTTTCGTTGTGATGTTCAGACGGTAGCCCTGTTTCTTCAATTCTTCCTCAATGCCCTCTTTGTACGACTCGGTAGACTTATTTGCTTCAACCTGCATTGCCTGAACATTGTGTTCCATGACCGCCTTGACGAGCAGCGGTTGAGTAACCTTCTTGTCCCGGTTGTCGTACACCACCTCGTGAACATAAATGTCCTCACCATATTGATAACAGACCGGGGATGCAACAAAATCACCGCCGCCGAACGCCGGGTCTACCGCCATAAAGATACGGTCAGGCTCAACATCGGTTGGAAGTTCGCCATTGTAATAGCGGAAGTCATCCGGGGTGAACAAAGCACCGTCTCTTTCAATCGGCTCACCCATATACTGAGCCGCCCAAGAAGCCATATCGTTGTTGCGCTCGAATGAAGCTCGCCGCTGCTGATAGTACTCTGTACTGAAACCCACGCCGTAGTCGTAATTAAATTGGCTCTCATCGTTCTCATCAAGTGCCGACAGATTGATGACCGCAAAACGGCGAGTCTTGAATCGCTCATCATTTTGCAGAAGTTCCATGCGAAGTCCTGCCGGGTCAATCATAGACCACCGAGTACCGCACCAAAGGATTTTTGCCTTTTCCTTCGCACGAGGAAGCAGGTTGTTATCAACTTTGCTCCACGCAGACATCAAACGGTCTTTGTTCATCGCTTCTTCAATACCGCCGATAAGGTCATCGGAGATTTCAACGCCGTTGCAGTCACACGCACCATTCAGAGTACCGTAGAGAGAACGGCAGGTCAGTGAGGGATAACGCTTTTTACGGTCGATGTTCAGGGTCTCATCGGCAGAGTTGGTCTGTACCACCTTCGCAGAGGGAAATACATCCTTCCACAGATATGTCACGGGGTCTTGAATAGTCTCCAATACGCCGTTGTAGAACGCTTTGGTGATGGTATCGGAGTATGCGGAATACAGGTTGGATGACTCGCTGTTTCGCCCAATGAGCCAAGTGACAAAGAACATCAGAATGGTAGTCTTGCCGACACGAGGGGGCATGGAAATAAACAGCTCATCGAGTTCATCGTCTACGAGCTTTTGCAGATTATCCACAACCTGTTTCAGAATACGGCGGCGGGGCTGATAAAATCGCTCCTCCGGCTTTCGGTTGATTTCGATGTAGAGAAGATAGCTGTCGAACTTATACGGTGCATCGAATAGCAAGCTGCGCCGATACAGGTCAAACAGTTTTGCATACGCCGAGGTCTTCATTCCCCGGCTGATATACGACCGCAACTCAGCGTTGGTGTCGTGCGCCAATTTGAAGTCGGACTCCTCAATACTGCGG